TGGTTGGAACCGATTATGGCATTGAAACAGTGGCTCCTTAAGGAATATGAGTCTTTGAAACTAAGGTGGAGTAAATGACTGAAAACATTAAGAAAAAAAAGATTCACTGTGGGTGTTACCCCTTAGAGGCTTATGAAACTTTAGAAATAAAGATTCATAAGGTAACAGGCAAGATTCGCAGAAAGATTCACGCTAAGAGTAAGGCCCTAAGCGCGTATGAAACCCATTAGGTACAAAGATTCGTATATATAAAGAGAGTATATATATATATTAAAGGGTAAAAAAGAAATTCTCACTATTCACTAAATTCTAAGGAGGAAAATGAAAACAACCAAATGCGCCTGCGGCTGTAACCAAACTTTTATCCCAAGCCACGGCAAGAAATACGCAACGGATAGCTGCAAAAAGGCAGCGTACCGGAGAAAGAAAAGAATCAAGGCTCATAAACCAAGACGATACTGCATACATTGCAAAAAACTGATACCCCAAAAACAAACGCTGAGAAGACCCGTTTGCCTGGGGCCAGATTGCATGACCTGGTGGAACGAAGAGGAAGCTCCCCGGCGCCAGGCAGAGCGGAACCGGGTATGGTCCAGGACGAAAAGAAAAGCTGGTGGGCAAAAGAAACCCAAGGGGAATACTCATAAAGTTAAGGAGGCGGTGAAACACCGTATCCCTAATGAGTGGAACCATAAAATGTATCTAGCTGAGCAAAAGGAAGCGAAAAAGCCAAACGGGAGGCTATGTGGGTGCGGTGCATCGCTGGTTGGTGATGAGAAATTCAGGTGCCCGGTGTGTTTGCACCGGACGGACGATTGGATGAGCGAAGCCGGCGACAGCGGTTCGATGACACGGGTGTTTCGGTCGGCGGCGGGGTGATGAAATGACAAAGTTAAACCCGTGTCCATTCTGTGGGGCAGAAATGAAAATTGAGGCAGATAACAACTTTTTCGCAAGGTGCCTTGGTCAGTTTGCTGTAAATTGCCATGAGTGCGACGCGACAGGACCGCTTGAGGATACCAGGTATGATGCAATCAAGGCCTGGAATTACCGCTCAAACGATTGAGGAGGAATAATATGTACTGGCAATATTTGAAATATATTTTTAGGCACAAATGGTTTGTGTTTGTTGAATGTCGGAAAGCAGGGATTGCATGGCGTGGGGTTATTCACGATTTGAGTAAGCTGAGACCAAGCGAGTTTGTCCCGTATGCCAGGTATTTTTATGGGAGATATCCGGAAGAGGCTGTCTACGCAGGAACAACGATAAAGCACCCTCGGTTGTTTAAGGAAGACATTGATATGCGCTTTGACAAAGCATGGCTGAAGCACATTCACCGGAATCCTCACCACTGGCAACACTGGCTGTTGCAAGAAGACGATGGAGGGTTGAAGAATATACCTATTTCACCAAAGATTTTGAAAGAGATGGTCTGTGATTGGCGAGGTGCGGGTAGGGCAATAACCGGGGCAGATGAGGCACCGGGGTGGTATCTTGAAAATAAGGTGAACATCAATTTAAACCGAATTAATCGAAAATATGTTGAAAAACAACTCGGATGATGGAGGGGATAGGATTATGAAAGCATTTATTTGTGATGTGCCGAAGTGCGGAAAGATTGTGGAGGAGCAAGAAACGAATGATTACCAAAAGCGCACGAATGATTGTCTTATAACGATTGTGTTGCCGGAAGGTGATTTTTGTCCCGAATGCACACGCAAGCTCAGGGCCAGGGTAGCACGAGCGGCATGGGATGAGCTGAAACAAACCCGCAAGACCAAACCCAAGCTGGCGGTGGCGGCATGAGCGATGAAACCAAACGGCTGAAGGTGGAGATCGAGCGGAAGGACGTGCTGATAAGGGATTTGCGGTTGAGGTTGAAAGAATTCGAGCTTGAAAGGATGAATCGTGGAAGAATTAAAAACGGATACAAATAAACAACCAACACCGGCAGCGGAGTTCTTCTGTATTTGTTTAGGCGCAATGGCGATGCCTTTGGTGTTGATGGCGTACGGCGTGTGGAAGGTTATTGAGTTAATTCGTGAGGTGGGGAGGAAGGAGTTCTGGGTATGAAAGAATCCGATGTCAATGCTCACTGGCAATATGTCGAGAGCGTTATCAGAGCAGAGTGGGATGCGTTCGCAACGGTTATGGATATGGATGCGCGGAATGTAGAGGCTCATTGTAAAGTTATTGAGCATCATTACAAAACCGCGATGGTGCATGGATACAAACATGGCGTAGAGGCCACAAAACATGCCCGTGGCTGCGTGGTAGGGGGTAAAGGCATACCAGTGGACGGGTGGCAGGCATTTGAGGAAGCAGGGCCGTGAAACAAACAAAAAGCGCCCAAGGCGTGATTGCCGAGGGCGCTTGCAAGACTATCGATCAATCTCAAGCGGGTTGAACATCCCCCCAGGCGCAAAGTCAGGATCGTCCGGGTAAGGGTTCTCAATGTATCTCGGTTGCAATTCCGTTTCGTTCCCGCGCTCGTCCGTAATGACGTAGGGGTTCATCATCGAACCAGCCGGCGCCATGTCAGATGAGTACCGGGTGGATATGGTGGTTGCCAAGGCTATCGTTGCCAGAATCAGTATTGCGTGTTTCATAACGCCTCCTTAATGAGTTCGGTCAGCTTCTCGGGGATGGTCTTCCCTTCCTTCAGGCACAGAATCTTGAATTGTGTCCAAAGGTCCTCGTCGATCCCTCTGATTGAAATTGGTTTGGTGTCTGTCATATTGCCTCCCTTTGTTTGGTTTAATAATGTAGGTAACATAACCCATCCTGGTTAGATTGTCAACCGTTATCATCATCCCTCATATAGTATCAGCCTGAGAACGGCACACCCCATGTCGTTTTTTACTTGACAAACCTATCACTTTAGGTTATGGGACAGGCTACCTATCAATTTTATTGATGAATCGCAGTAAAATAGTGGGATTTACTGAATGGCAGCGAAAAGAAAACCACCAGCAGCAGGTAAAGGTAGGCCAAAGGGCGCGGTAAACAAATTTACCAAGGACCTGAAGGCCGCTTACCTTGAGGTGTTTGAGGAACGTGGCGGGGCCAAGGGCCTCCTTGCGTGGTCTCAAGATAATCCAGACGCTTACTATTCTCAGGTGGCTAAGATGCTGCCTAAAGAAATTGAGGCTAAAGTGGAAGGCGAAATTTATATTCCGGATTTAATCCTTCATGGGTAAGCCAGCTCCCATAGATGTTTACCCCGTTCCTGCGTTTCTGGATCTAGTCAAGCAGGACGCCAGGTATAAGATTTACTACGGTGGCCGAGGTGGCGCCAAATCATGGTCCTTCGCCCAAGCCCTGGTAGCTCTAGCGTACACCCGTCCCATCCGTATCCTCTGCACCCGTGAGTTTCAAAATTCCATTCAGGATTCAGTCCACAGGCTCATAGCTGATCAAATTCATGCCATGGGCCTCGATCCATACTTTAAGATTACCCAGACTACCATCACCTCCAGAGTTGGCGCACAGTTTATATTCAAGGGCCTTCAGCGGTCCATCCAGGAGATTAAATCAACTGAGGGCATTGGGATTTGTTGGATTGAAGAGGCACAGGTCATTTCAGAGGATTCATGGGAAATCCTTATCCCCACCATCCGGGCCCCCAATTCAGAAATATGGATATCGTTCAATCCTGGACAGGAAGAGGACCCGACATATCAGCGGTTCGTAATCAACACGCCGCCAAATTCCATTAAGAAGAAAGTCGGGTGGCAGGACAATCCTCATTTCCCAGATGTCCTAGATGCAGAACGTAAATACATGCTGAAGATTGACCCAGAAGCGTATCAGCACGTTTGGGAAGGCTTTTGCCGCCAGGTATCAGACGCGGTGATCTTCCGCGGTCGGTTCGAGGTCAATACATTCAGCACACCACACGATGCACGGTTCTATTACGGCATGGATTTTGGTTTCAGTCAGGACCCCTGCGCCTTGGTTCGGTGTTTCATTAAGGACAACCGGCTCTATATCGACCAGGAGGCATGGGAGATTGGTGTCGAGATGGATGACATGGAAGAGTTCATGAACAGGGTGCCAGGTGCGGATAAGTGGCCGATTAAGGCCGATAACGCACGACCTGAAACCATTTCACATCTACGCAGGAGAGGTTTTAATTGCATGGCGGCCCAGAAGTGGGCCGGCTGCGTTGAGGACGGTATCACAGTTCTGAAAGGATTTGAGAAGATCATCATCCATGAGCGCTGCAAACACGCTGCGGAAGAGTTCAGGCTCTATTCATACAAGGTGGATAAACAGACAAATGACATCTTGCCTGTAATTTCAAAGAAACACGATCATATCCCAGATGCTCTCAGGTACGGGCTGGATGGTGTTATCAAGCACAGCAACTTCTTTGATAACTGTTCGTATGTGGATTTTCCTGAAGAATTAGAGGATGCGGCATGACATCAGTCATCAAACATATCGCACATCCGGAACCAACTGCCGTTTGGCAGGCGAGGATGGATCATGCCCATTTGACCAACCAAGACCTGGTGGAACCGCCCTACTGGTACCTGGATGAAAGCACCGGCAGAACATATCACGACATTTACGGCTGCATCGGATGGCCGACTGAAGTATCGGACAGGGACCATGGATTACCCGGTTATGTTGGGATTGTTGGCGTGATTCGGCCTTCAAGCCTCAAAAAGAAGGAAGCCTATGATCCACGTGATGCTAATTTCATGCTCCTAGACGAAGCTCAGAGCGCCGATGTCCCCCAATTAATCGGAAAATGCCTGGAATTGAGGGACAAGTGGGGTTTTGGCTGTCAACCGGACCTGCTAACGGCCTTCCTGGGCGATCCTGAAAGGTTCGTAACCACGTTGGCGCTGGCGAATGAGCGTATCATGGAGAAAGGCACGGAGCGTGACGCCCTTCTTATAGCTCCCCCAGATGATTTCTACATCCCCAACATATTCGATACCTATGTGCGAAGCCTTCAATCTTCCATTGCGAAAGGACAGACGCGCTTCTTGTTTGGCGGTCACACCATATTACGAGACTGCATCACTGAGTTCCGGAAGGACGATCCCGCGGTCATGTCGGCTGGCGGCCTGGTTCATTCGTTACTCAATCGCTGCATGTGGATGGCTCAAGTACGAAAAACAATGTTCAGTGTGGAGGAAGCAATTTGACTGGGTTCACGTTATTTGGGGCGATGTTTGGTGGAGTTATCATAGGCGCGGTGTGTGTTATTGCCGGTGCCTGGATGGCGTTCAGGATACGGAGACAGCCAGGTGAAAGCGGTTTCATGAAAGATCCAAAGGGCCAGGTGTTCAGCATCCCGGACGAAGCAGCCCTGGATTTCCCTGAAGAGTTGGAAGCTGGGAAGGAACAGGCGAACGTCTTAAAGAGGACCGAAAGGTTCTTATCAAGCATTGGCGGGGGTAGCTGATGAAAGTTAAGTGTCCAGGCTGCAACAAGATATATTACGAAACCACAGAAGCGTATGACCCTGAACGACGGGCCAATGGCGCTATGCTGGAGCTGGTGGAGCCCTACAAGTCCCGCGGATGGGGAAAATACGAGTCTGGGAACTTCGGTGGTGCTGAGATCCTTGCGGCTGAGATGCTGTGTGTTGGATGCGGTGCCCCGTTGGCGCCTTCCGGGCGGATTAAGGTGATGGAGAAAGTGTATTCAATCATCGAACCGCCTACTGAACCTCATAAGTGCCCTGAATGCCCATGGACAGGCAAGACTGAAGCCGCTGTTAAGCGACACATGACAATGAATCACGATCCTAGGTAGCGTACATGCCAAACTTAGACGATAAATGGAATCTTAGTACCATCCCGCCCAAGGGGCACAGAGACGTTCCGGACTTTGCGGCCTCCTTGTTTGAGATTGCCAAGCAAGAACGCGAAAGACTGAACAAGCCCACGGACTTCCTTAGTAATTACGCACTCTATCGTGGCAAGGAAAGCACGGGCACGACCACAACCCAGCGCTCACACACCCCGGTCAATCTCTATTTCGCCAACATCGAGAGAACTGTAAGCAACATCACAGCCCGGCATCCAGTGGGGGAAGTGGTGGACCTGGACGGATCGGATGATGGAGCGGAAGCCCTTCTTACAACCAGGCTAAAGAAGTGGTGGGAAACCACCAACCAGCAGAGCAAGACCCGTATCAGTGCAAAAGGCATGGAGATATACGGTATCACGGTTGAGAAACCGTTCTGGGATAAGGACAACACCCGCCCTGATATCACCATCCAAGACCCGTTTGGCTTCTTCCCCGCGCCAGGGAACTTTGATGATATTGCCATTGAAGCGCCCTTCATGTGTTTTGCCTACCTCAAGGACGTGGACGATGTTGAAACCACATTCAAGGTTAAGGGTATTGCAGAGGATCAGGCATACGAGCTGTTGGGAACCGAGCGCGAGAAGTACAAGGCGGACAATTACACGTCAGCACAGCGTATCGGGAACTACGATGACCCTATGTATCGCTCAAAACGTGGCGATAAAGCCCCGTCAGAGGCGAAAATCCAGCGATGCCTGGTCATGGAAGTATGGGTCAGGGACACCCGCGAGAGATCCACCAAGGAACAAATGCCCGTTGTCAATGAAGCTGGATTTCCGGAGTTTGATGAGAACGGCTACCCCCTTTACGATGAAATCACCCGTAAAGAGCCCGTGTATCCGGATATGGTGCGTAAAATCACCATCACACGGCGCAAGCCTGGTGCCAAGAGCGACAACCGAAGCGATTACATGGTGCTGGATGACAGCAGTAACCCCAACATCAACCCGCGTATCGATCCCAAGTTGACCCGAACCACATACCCATGGGGAAGATTCCCGGTGTATCACGCCAATAGCTACCGGGATCTGATATCGATATGGGGCTTTGCGGCTGCCGAACAGGTAGGCGATCTGGTTATCAAGATCAACAAGATTGTGACCAAGCTCATGAGCTATGTGGTGAATGTCATGGCTCCACCTCTGATCGTGCAACAACATTGCGGCATCAGCAGGACCATGATCGAGTCTGAATTGACCAAAGGCGGGAGGTTGGTGTTAATGCCGACCACACCCAACGCCCGCATTGAGTTCATGCAGGTCCCGAACCTACCCCAAACCTTCTTTCAAATGCTGGATATGATCATAGGACTGTTTGATCGCGTGTACCAGATCGAGGACGCAGACCGTGGGCAGGCTCCGAGTGGGGTGATAGCGGCATCGGCCATTGTAGCCCTTCAGGAGAGAAACCAAGTCTTAATGCAGAGCAAAACGTCTTCCATTGACAACCTGGCGGAGCAGAGATCCCGGTGGGCCATAGGATTGTGGCAGAACTGGGGAACCAAAGAGGAATTGGTGGAAGTGGCGGAAGAGCCTGCGGTGTTTGTCGGTACTGACTTCATCGGACGGAATTTCAGCTTTGTGGTCGAGGCCGGATCAACAACGCCCAGAACCAGCCTACAGGTGCAAGAGATGGCACAAGCCTTGTTCCAGATGCAGGCCATTGACAGACGTGCCCTCCTGGAGGCCGTGAACTACCCGAAGTGGAAAGAGATCATTGAGCGCATGGGAGAGACTGAGCTTGATGCGGCGTTCCAGGTGTTGATTGATGCGGGCCTACCGGAAGAGGAAGCCATAGGTATGAGGCAATTCCTTATGCAGCCTCAAGGTGGACCGGGAGATACCAACCAGGGAACACAAACCAGGACGGTGAAGCCTGCCGGCGCTAAATCCGGACAAGGGCAGACTCCGCCCGCAGCGGTGCAGGGGGAATGATGCAAATAGCAGAGTTTGACATCGGCATGGGCCGTGATAAAGGGGAAGTCGTGAAAATAAACGACCAAACTATAATTGTCAGAACCAACCGCGCTGGCAAGACCATTGAGATTAAGAGGCATATCGACAAACACCGAGTTGAATTTGTGGGGGAAGTGTAATGGCAGAGAAAATGAGAGGAAAAATACCAGGGAAAGCGTATGCGGATACAGCACGGTATGTTCGAGGCTCATCCGGACATGGTATCCAAAGACCCTGAGAAGATTAAGAAACGCAAGGCCGCCAGGAAGAACATGATTGATTCGTTCAAGTCGGCTGCTGACTATATTCCAGCGGTTAAGGGTGGAAAGACTCTTTATAAAATGTACCAATCGAATAAGGATAAGCTTGGTGGGATGGCAGAGAAAGCAATCCCAAAGAAGAAACCTAAACGACCAGAGAGGTACAATATCTGATGGCTCTTTTTGACTTCGAATGTGTGAACTGTGGTTTCATTGAAGAGAGGGTTTACAAGATAGAAGAGTGCCCAGCTTGGGCAGTATGCCCAAGCTGTCACGGATTGGCTGTTAAGATTATCAGCCTGGGGCACGGTGGCATCCGATGCGATTCAGCCGTAGACGTACCCTGGCTGGCATCCGCGGTTAATTCATTACAGCCGGACCATGAACGGCCTATAACCACAAGGGGAGAGTATAATCGCTACCTCAAAGACAAAAATATTATTGCAGCAGGTTAAAGAAGGTCTTTTGAGACAACAGATAACATTGTTAAAAGACAAGAATGCGTTGTTGTCAAGAGACTTAGAGCTTTCACGAAGTTTTAATAAAAAGACAATGATGCAAAACAAAAAGTCAAAAACTCGGATTTCGAACTTAAAACATGATATTGCGGACGAGAAAGTGACCATCAAAAAACTGAAAGCAGAGAAAAAATTCCGGCAAAATGCTGAAAAAAATAAGGCGGCCATTGTAAGGAGCAGGGTTTCCCCTCCATTGGTCCAGATTCAGTCAATTAATTCTGACAATAATTCTGTCCGCCTTCTTCCTGTGAGAGATGGAACACCAGTTAAAAGCTATATTTTGTCTGGTGTAGGTGAGAACAGAAGGGGTATCGAACACCCTAGTCGGGAATACCGAGTTAAAGATGTTGTTGCTTTTGATGGAGGGAGATTCCCTTCTGGATTTAAACGGAACCTCAAAGTCGCAAGTGGATAACATGAAAAACGTCGATACCCAAACAGCGGCTTTATTTGACCTTTTACAGGAGCGGTTTACGGAATGGCTTGTGGACAGAAAACCCACGGGCGAGTTCCAAATCAAAATACCTGTAAGCCAGGGAGGATTAAGGGGAAAACCCAAGATCATCAAAACACAGGACATATAATAACCGGATACAGTTAAGCCTCTGAGTAGTTTCAGAGAATCACTTCAGCCCGAATAACGCGGAACAACACCAGAAGATGGTGCCGTGGGATTCGGGCTTTTCGTTTTTAAACCTTTTGATTTCGGGACAACCGATGCGGGGCCTTAACCGGATAACCCCAATATAGCATACGGCCTGATAGGAGAACACCATGGCACAGCAGAACACGAACGAGGCACCAAAAGGCGATAAGGCGGCTGATACATCTGAAGAGCAAGGGCCATACCTGGGAACCTGGAAGGACAAAGGACAAGCAGAGGAAGGTTTAACGAACATGCAAAAACTGCTTGACAGCCAGGGGAACGAACTAGGGGCATTGCGGAAACAGAACGAGATGATGATGAGCCAGAACCAGCAACCGGCACAACAGGCGCCTGCGGAACCTCAAACACCCGCTGGACCGGATTATGCCAAGGAGCTTTCAGCGATAGACAGCAAGATCGCGGCTCTTGACATGGACGAACCGGACTACCAGGCGAAACAGGTTGAACTGAACGCTAAATCCAGAGCGTTGGTGGCGGACCAAGCTACCCAGAGGGCTCTCGATGCAGCACAAAAGCAATTCAGCGAAACGCTAAACCAGAGGGATGTGCAGCAAATGCAGCGAACATTCCATGAACAAAACCCTGATTTCGCAGACCCGGATATGCAAATGGCGATTGATCAGTTCCTTCAGAACGACCAGACGGGAATGCACGACCAGATGAGCGCGTATTTTGCCGTCCAGGGACAGGGTGCAAGACAGGGTTTGACGGAAGCGCAACAACGAATCGCGGAGCTTGAGGAACGTCTCAACATAGCCGGTGGTCAGGATGATGTCGGCAAGGTTGTCACGAAGTCCCAGAGCCCGCGACAAACGACCAAAACAACCAAAGCGACAGGTAAAGACCTGGACCAAGGCATGATGGACGCCTTTAACAATGTTCGGTAAAACCTGTGCCTGATCGCATAGGAGGATAACAAGATGAGCTTAATCAATCAGTTAAACGCAACAACGGAATACTACTGGCTGCAAACTGAGCCGGAAGACATCCTTAATAAGGCATCTGCCCTTTTGTGGAAACTCATGGGCAAAGCACTCAAAATCGGTAATTGGGAAATCCAGCCGTCCGAGATCGTGGATGGCGGCCTGATGATCAAGGTGCCCCTGGAGTACAACATCTCCAACAACGGGACCTACGGCAAGGATACCGTTATCAACCAGTCCAAGCAGGATCTTGTGGAGGCTGCCCGCTTTAGATGGGCCGGTGCTTACGGGTCCAATACGCTTAACCTGGACGATCTTACCCAGAACACCGGAAGTGAAGCCGTTATCAGGCTGACCAAGCTGTATATGGCGAACATCAAGAAGGCTCTCAGGGTCAATATGGCTTCGGCTGTGATTGCCGCTGCGGCTGATAGTGACTCTATCAATGGCCTGGGTGATCTGTTCAACACCACTGCCTCAACTGAGTACGGGTCCATTAACGAAGATGAGATGGCAACCTGGAAAGCCAATGTCATTACCACGGCAGAGGCGATTTCCTTTGAGGTCATGCAGAAGATATTCAGGCAGCCGGGATTCGGCGGTTACGCTGGCACCCGTCCCAACTTCTGCTGTACCACGGAACTGCTCTGTGACGGCTACGAAAGAAGCCTGCACCCGCAGCAGAGATACAAAGAAGGCAGCATGGTCGAGGCTGGATGGGACAATATCCTGCATAAGGGAAGCCCCATTGTGGCGGACCCTTACTACACCGCTGGATACCTGGACGCCCTTAATCTCAACTTCCTGAGTTTGCGATCCCACAAGGATTACAACTTTACTACACCGGAATGGGTGGCGAAGAAGGAAGGCGGACAGCCTGACACCATTACAGCTAACTCTAGGTGGAGGGGCAATCTTTTTTGCACGAATAGGCAAATGATGGTACGTCACACAGGATTGACAGAACCTGCATAGTCAACCCTTAAACCTGGGGGGCTGTACGTTGAGAGCCCCCAATAAGGAGAAATATTATGTCTGAACGAGTTCTTACAGTGGGTGGCAATACAGCTACCCGGCCCTTGACCGATTTCGCTATGGAAACCATAGGGACCGGTAAGGTCATTTATGTGGATGCCGCAAACGGCGATGATGGACGGTCAGGGAGATCCCCTGAAACCGCAGTCGCAACGATAGCCGTAGGGTATGCGCTTCTTACCGCAAACCAAAACGATATCTTGGCCTTAATTGGTGGTGCTTCGCAGTTCGCCATAAGTGCCGCGCTCACCTGGGCAAAATCTTATACCCACATGATCGGATTAGCTGCGCCTGGTTACAACTGCCGCGCAAGGATCGGAAACACTGGTGATCTTGCAAGTCTTCTGACCGTATCGGCTAGTGGCTGCATGTTCAAAAACTTCCGGATTGGCAATTACGGAGATGATGTCACGGCTTTGGGTAATGTTGTGGTGAGCGGGTCTCGTAATTATTTCCAGGGCGTTCATTTCTTTGGCCCTGGTCACGCTACGCCTGCCGGTGAAACTGGCTCAAGGGTTCTTCAGCTTTCAGGAGCAGAGGAAAACACCTTTGAAGATTGTTACATCGGGGGTGAAACCATTCTCAGAAGCGCGGCAAACTTCATTATGGAGATTACCGGGGCATCTTTGAGGAATATATTCAAAGGTTGCTGGTTTATTTCTGCGGCTGATACAGCAGGTTATCAGTTGGTCCAGATCGATAACACCGCTACCAAGTTCACCATCTTTGAAGATTGTAAGTTCTACAATTTCAGCGTGAACCATGCCACCACAATCACAGAAGCGTTTGACATTACCGTGTCTGCCACACAAGACGTGATTTTCATTAACCCCGTCATGGTCGGTATCGCGGAGCTTGACGCTGGTGACACTGCGGGTACTTGGGTCGTTGGTTCGACTACTTTGGCTGGTACTGGTATTGCTGTTACGCCCACAACGTAAACAATCTGGTCGGCTGAAAATTCAGCCGATCTTAACAGGAGGATTTTAACATGAAGAATCTAAATTTTTTAATTACTTCCGGGGTAGAAGCCCTTGGTGCAGAGACTTTTTATTTCCCGGTCCCTTGCCGGGGTATTGTCAAGTCCATGAAGGCTGTCTTCGATACCGTCGTCGCAGTTGGTGATACCGTAGATATCCAGAGAGATAGCACATCCGTTAATCTCGCAACTACTACGGTAGTCACTGCGGGTGTAATCATTGAAGGAACCGCCGATACCG